AAAAACAAGAAACAATCTTTGAAGACCTGGAACGCATGAACGCTTTTTGGGAACGTCAAGATAATGCGAAAGCAGAATAATACTTTTTCTTTTTTATTTATTTTTTAGGCAGAAAACCCAAATAGAGATATTTGGGTTTTTTGTTTCTATCGAACAAAATATAAATAAAGTTACACAATGTAACCAATTAAAAATTACCCTAAAACTACTTTTATCAACTGAAAATAAAAGTAGTTACATGGCAAGTCTAGCAAGCATCAACATTCGTTTCGCGGTAGATCTTCGCGAGTTTAGCACTGAGATGCAGAACTCTCTTAGGACTATTGATAAGGTGGGACAAAAATTCCAAGCTGTTGGGCGGTCCATGTCTGCTTTTGTTACACTTCCTATTTTGGCGGCTGGTGCTGCTGCGGTGAAATTCGCTAGTGATTATCAGGAATCAATAAATAAAGTTGATGTCGCTTTTAAATCATCTTCTACAGGTGTAAAAGAATTCTCGAAAAGCTCTTTAGAAAGTTTTGGTATTGCTGAAGGTACCGCATTAGATATGGCGGCTGCTTATGGCGATATGGGAACCAGTATGGGATTGACTACAGGTCAAGCGGCTAAAATGTCTACTTCTTTAGTAGGATTGGCAGGGGATTTGGCTTCGTTCAAAAATATTTCTATTGATATTGCAAACACTGCAATTTCCGCAATTTTTACTGGTGAAACCGAAAGTTTGAAAAAGCTTGGTATTGTAATGACTGAAGTTAATTTGAAGCAGTTTGCTTTAAATTCGGGCATCCAAAAGAACTACGAACAAATGACGCAAGCTGAAAAAGTGCAATTGCGTTATAATTATATTTTGTCGGTTACTAAGAACGCACAAGGCGATTTTGAACGTACACAAGGCGGTGCGGCCAATCAAACGAGAATATTTACAGAAAGTTTAAAACAAGTAGGACAACAACTTGGAGCTGTTATTTTGCCATTGTTTACTAAAGTGATCACTGCGGTAAATGAAAAGATAAAAGCATTCTCAAAACTATCTGAAGGCACTAAAACAACTATTGTTGTTATAGCTGGATTGGTGGCTGTTATTGGTCCTTTGTTGTTGGGAATTGGCGCAATACTTTCTTTTATTCCTTTTGTTGTAGCGGGTTTTGCAGTTATATCCGGTGCAATAGTTCCTGTTTTGGCTGGATTGGTTTTGTTGACTGGTGCTTTGTTGATTGCGAAAAATGCTTTTTCGGATACTGCAAAAGCGGTGGTGACGCTTACTGATAATCAAAAGTTAATCCAAAAAGTGACTGATGAAGCAACTGCTTCGATTGTAGATCAAAAAGCGGAACTGGAAAACTTATTGGTGACAGCGCGAAATGAAAATGAAACGAAAGCTAATAGACTGAAAGCAATTCAGGCTATAAACAGAATATCGCCTGAGTACCTGGGGAATCTTACTCTTGAAAATATAGGTACGGACAAAGCTCGTGTATCTATTGAAAAATATAATGCAGCTTTGATATCCGGTGCAACGGCTCGAGCTGCTTCTCGATTGTTAGAGCAAAACCAAACGGATAAAATAAAGGCAGGTTTTGAGCGTGAAAAAGCTTTGGCGGATTATAACACCAAAAGACAAAATGCAATGTCTCAAGGTTGGGAAGCGGAAAAAGCATTCTATGAAGACAACAACCGTTTGTTGCAATTTGCAAATGAAGCACTGGACCGTAAAAACACAAAATACGATGCTGAAGCTAAATTGCTGACAGATATCTACAATAAAAACAAACAAAATTTAGACTTACTAAGTGGGAATACGGTAACACCGGATGTAGTTCGTGAAGGAAAAGTAAAAAAAGAAAAAGCGGCAAAAGCGCCTGAAAACATTGCAGCTTTCGAAAGTGATTTGCCTACCATTATTTCCGTGGGAAGTATTGAAGCGTATGATCGTGAAATTGCAAAACTAATTGAGTTTAGAGATCAGTTCGCTACTACAGCTGACCAGGTAAAACTAGCAAATGAAAAGATTGCGGGTGTTGAATTTGCAAAAGCATTAAATTTTGATCCTTCATCATTAATAAAATCTACAGAAACAACGGAACAAATGATGATTCGTTTGGCTGCTTCTGTGAGTGGTGCAAAAGCTTCTTTGGAAGTAGAGCAAAATTCAATGATTGAAAATGCGAATTCATTTAATGAACAGTTTTCTACAGTATGGGAAAATACTATTGGTGGCTTTGCTGAGAATTTTGGAGCCTTAATTGGGCAGTTTGCAGCGGGTGGTGCTTCGCTTTCATCTATTGGTAATTTGTTTTTAACCACTTTAGCTGATATGGCTATTCAAGTGGGAAAAATTGCAATTTCGGTTGGTATAGCGGTTTTGGGTATCAAAAAAGCATTAGAATCATTGAATCCTGTAGTTGCTATTGCGGCCGGAGTTGCTTTGATTGCTTTGGGAACTTTCGCAAAATCATCCTTATCGAAGTCTACAGGGGAAAGAACACAAGCTTTTGCTAATGGTGGTATAGTTTCCGGTACTTCAATGTATGGCGATAAAATTTTGGCGCGTGTTAATAGCGGTGAAATGATCGCCAATGACAAACAACAAAAGAAAATATGGTCCGCAATGAATAGTGGTTCCGGTGACGTGAGTATTATTCCGAGTGTTAAAATAGCTGGATCTGATTTATTACTTGTTTTTGAGCGTGCCAATAACCGTAAAAACCGAATAGGATAATGGCGTATTATATTGACATAATAGATACTACAAGTCCTTTGACGCAATTAGTGTTAGAGGATGCTTCTGCATCGGGAATTGTTTTGCAGTGGAACGGTAGCGATAGCAAGGATGAAATGGCTATTGTGAGCAGCGAATTTAATTTTGATATGTTGACTAAAACGGCAAAGGATGCTGCATTTATCAATTTCTTTTCGGGAGACGAGCACCGTTTTAAAGTTTTGGTAAAAAATGATGTGGATGACAGTATTATTTGGCAAGGATATGTTTTGCCTGATCTGTATTCTGAGCCTTACAAAAACGGTTGTTTTTTCGTGTCTTTTACAGCTAGTGATGGCTTAGGTCGTTTGAAAGGGAAATACCTTCCTGAAGATTATTATTCCCGTGAAAAATCACTGATTGATATCTTTTGTCAATGCTTGAAATTAACAGGTATTGAACTGGATTTATTTTTTAATCCGGCAATAGAAAACTTCGTCAATAAAGATTGGAATACGATTTATATTGATACGGCTACGTTCCTGGATAAAGACAAAAAACAAGATGCGTATCGAATATTGGAAACTTTATTAAAAGACACGCTTTGTCTTTGTTATCAAGCGGACAACCGCTGGTATATCGAGGGGATAAATACAAGACAGATTCGCCAGGTAATTTATAAAGTATATGATGTTTCCGGAAAGCTTACAGGGACTTTTGGGTACAATCGTTTATTGAAGGAAATCACAGCATTAGCAACGCCTACGTTTACGATAATTCCGCCTTATAATGAAATTACGATTTCGCATAAGAAAACCGCGCCTGATTTCCCTGCGGAAGTAAGCAAGGAAACCATTGATGGATGGGCATTAGTAACGGGTGTAAAAGGGGAAATTCACGCTACGGAATGGATGGGCAACGGTGGTTATTATTTGAAATGTACAAAGCCAAATTATAATTGCACTCTTTTCAATATGGGATATTTTGTTAATGACCAAACGGTAAGTTATGCACAGGATGATTCCAAATTTGGTTCTTTAAAACAAAAAATATACATCGCCAAAGGGCAAAAGATAAAATTTAATTTTTCTTTTAAAATTAGAAAACCGCAGTTTCCACCTGAAAATCCTACAGATTTGAATGTGTGGAAAAATCCATTCAAATATGAAATTATTTTTAATAATGTAGTGTTGTATAGCAATTTTGGTGGTGTGATTTTAGATCAGGAAACTTTGATTTTTGATGATTCTGCAAAAGCAACTTTAGCAATTGAGCACATATTTTTAGAAGAAGGTTTGATTGATTTACGTTTTTACGCTCCACCAGGTGAAATAGACGAAAATAGAATTTTAGGGATTGAAATAAGTGAAGCTTCAATTGATGTCATCGATTTTCAAGAAGATGAAAGAATAGTGGATTTGATTAATCGTGAATTTACAATTGACAAAGAAGTGGAGCTGGTTTATGCGGATGACAAATCGGGATTTTCTAGTTTTCGTTTGAAAAAATTAAAAGAAGCGACCACGTTTTACAACGAAATCGAGGTGCCTATTTTATATGTTTTTGTATTAAAAGGAAAGTATTATTCAGTGGTGCAATTGGAAGGCGCAAATCTGATAAAAGAGAATCAATATTCCGTATATAAAAACGGTGATTTGGTTGTTGTAAATGCAGTCGAATACAATTTTAACGATGGTGAGCAAATGGTTGTTGAAACCGCACTTCCGTACACTTCGGGAAGTTTTACTGTAAAAAAATATGCTGTTGATGATGTTGTTGAATCGAGAAAACATTGGTTGCAATGGACCGATGCAGTTTACAAGATAGAGAATACTGTGTATAGTAAAACAGTGGCTAATATTTACCGTAGAATGTTTAATGAAGCACATGAAAAGTTTGATTGTACGGTGCTGAATGCGGTTAAATTCAATGATCTTATTTTTTTTAATTACGTATATGTAAAAGATTTTATGGTCCTGAATTGCTCTTGGAATTTGGACGAAAACAAAACGACTTTGACATTGGGCCGGACGAATTATAAAGATGCAGGCGCTACGACTCCAGGTGACGAAAATATACCGCCTATTGTTGTGGCTGGGGATGATATTTATTTGACAAATACGCAAACAACTGCTTCTGCATTGGCAACGGCTTATGATCCTGATGGATCTGTTGTTTCACAAGTTTGGACTAAAACAGCAGGTGGTTTTGGCGATGTCGTTGATACTCCTTTTGCTTTGGCGACAAGCTTTTCAAATCTTACTCAAGACTTTTATACCTATCAAATACAAGTTACAGATAGTGAAGGCGCTACAGCAATTGATTCACTGAATATTATCAGAATCAAAGATTATGTTGTGACTTTAAATTTAGTATCCGAGGTGGTAACTCAGATAGTGGATGCGGTTTCTAAGAGAAGTAAAAAATATCAATTACTGCTTTCGCCAAGTATTTTACCAACGGATTCTTTAGCGTTATATGGTGTTTTTGAAGGTTTGGTTAATATGTCGGGTTCGAAGGTTAGTATGTATGCAGCAGCAGGTTACAGTATTGAGAAAAATGGTGTTGTAATAGAAAGCACTAATAGTTTAGGAAATTCACAAAACATTCCAATTACCTTAAATTATATCGCATCGGATGTTATTTACATCACGCTGAATGCGACTGGCGCACAAGGTTTAGGCACTGTAAATGATTTTAGCCGCGTAAAAAGCAAAATTAAGTTGAATACGGTAACAGTTACAAATGGTAATTTAAATATTAGTGGTTTACCGCTAGAAGAAGAATCTTATATGACAACAACTTGATTTTATGAGTGATATACAACGAATAGGAGTTGGAACTGGCAAATATCCCTCCATAAGCGAAAATGACCTGAGGATACCAAGGTTTCCTTTTTATTTCAGTACAAATGACATCACATTTGATCAGTTAGATAGAACTTTTGATGAAAACCAAACAGAGGAAATCGATTTTGATTTTAGTACTAATGAAATATTTTTTAATCAGGATATAAAAACTTTTGACGAAAATTAAATAATAAATTAAAAATGGCAATAGAAAAGATTAACACAGGAACTACAACCGGAGACAAAACAGGTGACGGAGCCAAAACAGCAGGAATCAAAATAAATGCAAATTTTGAGTATTTAGAAAACAAAATCGACAATGCAAAAGAGGTTTTGGTGGATGCTGGTTTTAGTTTATCCGGAAATGTTTTGACAATAAATGCGGGTTGGCAATGGAAGCTAAACGGGATAAATTACACAAATCCTCTAGCGGTTACATTTGCGATTCCTTTTGCGGTAGCTGGTAAAAAAAGAAGAGATCTTATTGTGATGAATACTTCTAATACATTTACAAAATACGGTGGTGCCGAAGTTACTGGTGTTGCTGTTACGCCTACAGCAGTTGCTCAAACTATTACATTAGAGATCTTTAATGTTTCTGAATCAAATATTTATAATTCGAAAGCAGCAGCGCCTTTTTTGGGTTCAATTACGCCTGCTTCCGTTCCTACGGGCACTGGTGCGGCATATTGGCACGCTATACAAGCGGGACCTTATCCAAATCACGGAGGTTTTGAGGTTGCTGCTAATTCATTTGCGGTTTTTTCAAGAAATGAAGCTGGTGGTTTTAGTATGAGTCAAACTACTTTTAATTTAAGTAATTATGCTGCTAAAAGTTATGTGGATGGCCTTGTGGTGGGTTTATTAGATGATCGTGGGTCTTACAATGCGAGTGTGAATACTTTTCCAACTACAGGAGGAAGTGGAGCAAGTGGAGCTGTTCGAAAAGGGGACCTATGGTATGTAAATGTGGCTGGAACTTTAGGAGGTAAATCAGTGAAACCAGGTGCGAGTTTTAGAGCTTTGGTAGATGATGCTGCACAAGTAGCGGCAAACTGGTCTATCTTGGATGGGAATTTGGGTTACGTTCCTGAAAATGCAGATAATAAAAGTGGTGATATTGCTGCTGCTCCAACTTCTGTAGATAAATTCCCAACGAATAAAGCGGTTGTTGATTATGTAGCTGCAAATGCTGGCGCTATAAAACCATTTGTAAATCAAGCTTATCCAACGGCAAATGCACAAGTAAGTTCACTTGGTAAAATATGGTATAACACCTCCGCAACTGCTATTGGTGATATTCCGGGAACATCTAGTAAATGGGTGGAGTCGTTAAGTGGTTATGCTGACAAAAATAATCTACTTAACGCAGCGCCTTTTTATGAAGTAATGACTAACGGTGTAAACGAATCTGTTAACGGTTATTATCTTCCATCAACAGGAACTTTTACAGCTTACAGTGAGATGAAATCAGCAAAATACCCGATTAATCCTAATGAAAATTATAATGTATCTTCAAGGATATTAGGTTCTTTAACGGCATTAGCAGTTTATTACACATCGGCAGGTGTTTTTATTTCATCGCAAAATATTGGTGGTGGTACTGCTATTATTTACAACAGAGAAAAATTAATAATTCCATCTAACGCAGCTTTTGTTGGATTGACAAATTTTGTATCAACTGCTTATGCGGTTTTAGAGAAATTATCATTTAGACCCGCTACTAAACTGGAATTTGATTCATTAACATCAAGTGTAAATGCGTTTGGTGCGTCTATTACAAAAAACAAGACTGATATACAATCTATTTCAACTAACGCGGTTAAATTTGAAGTATTGACTAACGGTGTGAATGAATCTGTTAATGGTTATTATCTTCCATCAACAGGAACTTTTACGGCTTATAGTGAAATGAAATCAGCTAAATATCCTATTGATATAAATAATAATTACTATGTATCTTCAAGGATATTTGGTGCTTTAACAGCATTAGCGGTTTATTACACATCAACAGGTGTTTTCATTTCTTCTCAAAATATTGGTGGCGGTACTGCTATTATTTACAAAAGAGAAAAATTAATAATTCCATCTAACGCAGCTTTTGTTGGATTGACAAATTTTGTAGACTCAGCTTATGCAGTTTTGGAGAAATCTTCTTTTGATGCTGCTTCAAGAACTGAACTCACTGCTTTAAATAATAAAGTATTAACTTCTTTTACAGGTAAAAAGATACTTTGGATGGGAACTTCTATTCCTGCTCTTACACCTGCTAATGGTAAAGCATTTGTTACTACGGTCGCAGAGAAATTAGGATGCGAAGTGACAAATAAATCAGTTTCTAATACTCGTATGATGTGGCTGCCAGATAACATTGGAAGTTTACCAAATCCATCCTATTTATTTTTAGGTTTGACAGGCACGACAGCGGAGAGAGAAGCGCAATTTATATCTCAAAATATAACTGACAACACTTTAAAAGCACAGTATTTAAGTTGGGGATGGGAACAGATACTACAGCCAAATATAGCTACTCACGACATATTTGTATTTCAGCACGGTTGGAATGACATAAACTCACCTTATTTTGCCCAAACAACTAATTACGAAAGTTACGATAGGTCGACTTTTGCGGGTGCTTTTAATTATTTAATATCAAAAATATTAAGTCAAAAGCCAAATGCTAAAATTTACATCATAGGTGAGTGGAAGAAATCTGTTAAAGGTGCTTATGAGGTTACTAATGAGCAAGAGAAAATTGCCAATAAATGGGGTATCCCGTTTTTAAACCTTGAAAAAAAATTAATGTGGTCCGATATGATTTTACAAGGGGAAACTGAAAAATTTTATATGCGATATGTTTTTGATGGTGTGCATCCTTCTTTTGGTACAACGGGTGCAAATTCCTGTAACATAATAGCGGAGGAAATCTATAACTTTATGAAAAACGATGTAATTATAAGGTAATGAAAAGTTTAATAATATCAACAATAACGGCTATTGTAATAGTAGCTGTTTTAATCTTAACCCATATAAAATAACCTCATGGAAAAATTACTAGCGTTTGCGCTCCCAAAATTTACATTACTATCTCTTTTATTCAAAAAACCAATATTGATTTTAACAGGAGTTCCGGCTATTGTAGCAGTATCACAGGTGGTAAGTTATGAGGGTGTTTGGTATTTGTTTTGTTGGTTTTTTATTGGGGATTTGCTAACTGGACTTTTAGCTTCGTTTTATGAATGGAAAAAAAGTGATCATAATGATAGATGGTTTTTCGGCAAAGGGGAAGGATTCTCGAGCGACAAAGCAAAAAAAATGGGTATCAAGTTGGCAGTGTATCTTTTTGTTCCGCAGCTCTTGGTAAACCTCCAAAAAACGCTTTTGCTTAAAAACTTCAAATATTCCACAATCTCGGACGCTGAATTTGAACTGGCTACCATTGTAGTCTTGTTTTTTTGCGCAATCGAAGGTTTTTCTATTTTCCATGAAAACCTACCAAAATGCGGTTTTGATTTATGGAAATCAATAAAAAAAATGATTGGATTTTATAAAGAAGTCAAAACAGAAATATCAGAGTAATTATGAAAATATCATCAAAATACAATTGGCTTGGACAAATAGAAGGTTTGCCAAAAATGGTTCAGGAAGCAATCAAGTTGGGAAAATTGGACACTACTGAAGTACCAGGTAAAAAATCAAATCCTGAGATAATGGCTTTGGCCAAAGAAGCGGGAGTTGATAAAATATACAAATCTGATGAAATTGCTTGGTGTGCTGTTGTACATGTTGCTTTGGCATTAAGAGCGGGTAAAACAATTTTGTTCAAAAACTATGATCGTTTGAGAGCTGTTTCTTTTACAAATTTTGGAACACTTGTTTTAGTTCCTGAGATGGGAGATACATTAGTTTTTAAACGTGATGGCGGGTACCATGTAGGAACATACATTGCTGAAGATGCAACGTGTTATCATACTGCAGGAGGAAATCAAAGCAATCAGTATAATATCGTTCGAATAGAAAAAATACGATTACTGCAAGCTCGCAGACCTGATTATAATATTGGGATTCCTTCAGGAGTAAAAAGATATTTTTTGGATTCGGCGGGAACGGTTTCTATTAACGAAAAATAAAATAGCTATGCCGATAAATTTATATCACCCGTTGTGGAAAGAGATTTTAAAATATCTAGGATGGATATTGCTTTTTGTCTTTTTGTGGTTCCGTGGGTGCTCAGGAACAACGCCTGCAACGCAAACTGCAAAAGTGATAGTTTCGGAAGTAAAAGGAAAGTTCCAAGCTAAAAAGCCAGTTCATGAAGTATTTGAAATGGCCAAAGAAAGTCCAGAAAAAGCACTAAAAAACAACATAAATAAGCCGTCAACTACTGATTTCGATCATATTGAAATGGCCAAAGAAAATGAAAAGCTCAAAACTGATTTCGCAAAAGAAACCGATTCTTTAAAAAAAGTGATTGCTTATAATAAAGCAATCCAGCTGAATAAATTTTCAAGCAATTTTGAAGATGAAAATATCATCATAAATATTGAAGGAATAGTCCAGGGCGAAGTCAAAGAAATTACTCCAAGTTATATTCGTAAAAAGATTGAAATGGAAGTTTTTGTGAAGCAAAAAGAAACGGTGCTTCGGGTTTTGGTTGGTGGCGGTTTTGGATTGAATAAAGAATTGAATCAAGCGGCTTATAAATTAGATCTGAATTTTCAAAATAGAAAAGGCGATATTATTTCAGGGGAATTTCTGCAAGTTGGCACGCAAAGTTTTGGAATGGTGGGTTTTAAAAAGTCGATAATTAATATCAAAAGATAGTTTTATTTATATTTAGTTTTGGTTCCGGAGTGGTTACCGGTGATTTAGCAGTCTAGAGATAGACTGCTTTTTTATTTATAATCACGAATAAATAACACAAAAAAACATCTTACAAATCGCAAAGTATTGATTTTATTGGGTTTATTGTGTTTTTGTATGTGCCTTCTAAGCAGGCGGTCGAAGGTTCGAATCCTTCTGCCTTCACAACAAAACCCACTGTATTCAGTGGGTTTTTTGCGTTTAATGAGTTTTGTGTTTTTTATTTTCCTACATTTACCACCACAAAAAGCAACATTTTACAACTTTTTCACGAACAAATCACAAACATGAAAATTGAAATTAAACTTGTGACATCCCGAAAAGAAACTGAAGATGGTTTTCCATTAGTCGTTGAGATTGCGCATCAAAATAAGCGGAAATCAAAAACGATTGCTTTTTGTGCAGCCAATCATTTTATCCAGGACGGAAAAACAATTTCAAGCAGGCATCCGGATTATGATATTTTGGCGCCTATTATTATGGAGTTGAAAATTAGAGCACGAAAACTGATTTTGAGTGGTGTTACTGATGTGGAAAAAACATATCAGGATATGTTTGCAATGGATTTTTCGCAAATTGGATTTTTGGATTATGCCAATAAATTAGTGGATGAAATGAAAGTGGTCGCTGAAAGCGTAGGAAAACATGATTTGAAGGCTAAAAATAAATTGTTGGGCAATGTGCGCTGTTATGAAAATGTAATTTCGCAATTTGAGATTTTTGGTAAAAATGTGTCTTTGCAAAATATTGATTATAAAATACTGATGGCTTTTAAGAATTACCATATTGGGATTGGAAATTCGAAACCTACGATTCACTTGTATTTGCGAACTTTGCGGTCCATCTACAATAAAGGTATTATGATGCATCAATTTAAGGATTTGAAACCGTTTGCAGGTGTTTTTGATGGCTTGAAAACTCGAAGCTTTGATTCTCAAAAAAAGTATCTCGATAGGGAAAATTTAGAGAAGCTGGAAAGTTTAGATTTGAAAAATGAAAAGCAAAAATATGTAGATCTATTTTTGTTGCAGTTTTATTTTGGTGGTTGTGATTTGATTGATTTGTATTATTTGAAACGGAAGCAGCTTCGAAAAGGGCGCATTGTATTTGAACGGACCAAAACCAATACTGGAACCCGGATTGATTTGAAAGTACATCCTAAAGCAGCTGCAATTTTGGAAAAATACCCCAATGATGGCGACTGGTTATTTCCCTGGAAAAAAGAGAATGCTTCCTATATTACTTTTCGCAGGAATTACCAGCGTGACATTTTGATTGTGCAAACAAGAAATGAACTGGAAGTGTTGCCGGATGGCGGCAATATGGGAATAAAAGTGGCGCGTCATACGTTTGCAAATATGGCAAAAACGATGAATATTGAAACTGATGTGATCCGTGAGCTTATGGGCCACGAGCGTGACGATGTTGATAATTATTATAAGGACAAATATCCCGAGGCAATACGGGATAAAGCGCTATTTGATATTATTGGGTAGTTAATTTAGTTTTTTGTAGAATTCTCCGTTTGGATAATCGTTTGAAAAAATTATTTTAGAATTTGAATCTAATCTTTTGAATGTAAATTTATCTGTATTTATCTCGTGTGATAGTAAAATAATTAGTGAGCTGTTATTTACTTCATAGCTCATGTAGTCAACATTTGTGTTTTTATAATTAGGATAAAATGATGATGATTTTATCCCAAACAATTCTGATGTGTCGTTTTGATTTGGGCTTTCTCGATGGCTTGTATATTGAGTTATACCCCCAGAAATTGTATCTAAGTAAATCCTATAAATCCCAACTCTAGAAGAATTGTCGCTATAATAGTAAAACGAAATATTTTTTTTGTATGCTTTTAATTTATCGTAGAAAACTTGTGAATCTATAGGTACTTTTTCTTCGGTTTCATCTGAAGAGCAAGATGAGATAAAAAGTATTAGTAATAAAAGTATATTTTTTTTCATTTTTATACGTTTTTAGAATTTATTTTTTCTAATAAATCGATGATCTTCTTTTGATTATCGATGTTTTCGTCAATTTTCCAATACCATAAATTTACACTTCTTAAAACGATAAATAATACCATTACTCCCGCAATGAAAAGTATTATTTGAATTGATTTCGCATCCATAGTTATCTTAGTTTACTTCAAATATACTTTTTTTACTCTTCGTCTTCGAAAAAATCCTTGAATTCAATGTTGTTTTTTCTTAACAAGCTATACAATTTATGGATTTCTTTTGTTAATTTATTTTCTCTTTCAATGCAGTTCACATATTTTTTTAGGTCAATTTCACTTTTTAAAGGCGGTGCTTCACTTTCTTGAACTTTTCCAATATCTATTCCTAAAACTTTTTCTTCTAAATATTCCATTATTATATTTAAAGTAGAGTTATTAGGATTTTTAGTTTCTGAATTTAGGATTTTTTGAATACCTACTGAACTTAATCCTGTTGCTTGAGCTATCTTATATGCTGTTAAATCTTCTTCTTCGCACACTTTTTTTATATGCTGTAGTTTCTCTATTTTATTCATAATCAATAAGTTAAAATTAAAATTAAAGTTTTTATATAAAAAGTTATATAATTATAGTGATTATTATATAACTTGTTATATATTTGTCCTGTCAAACAATGCAATAATCAGTAACAATTTATATGCCAAGTTTGACAAGACAATACAAATATATGAAAAACTTGATACAAATTGATCCAATAGATGAAGAAATGGCTTTGCTAGGCAATGCTGTTTTTATTTTGAATAGTTATAAGAGAGCGGGATTCGTAAAAAGAGAGTCTTTTGTGCAGTTGATAATGGATGTGGACGAGTCGTATCGTACGCTTCAAGGGATGCAAAAATTAAATAATTTTTGGGCCGGCCGTGTAAAAGATAAGTCTTTGAATGAAAATTTAACTCGAATTCTCGAAAACCTTAAAACGGAATAATCATGTCAGCGCCAAACTACATCAACGCGAATGATTTTATTGAAACACTGAAATCTCATGGATTGGTAATTGTTTCAATACGTGAATTTGAAGCAGGAAAAGATTTGATCCGTAAACGGTTAATGAAACGAAAAGCACTTTCGTTAAAGGAAATCGCTGATCATAAACTACTTCCTGTAAATGCAAAAAAAACCGTGAATGATTGGATTATCAACGGAAAAATAAAACCTACTGAAACCTACCAAGAAGCAAGCGGAAAAAGAAGAGTGATGGTATTAACCAGTGCAATACGAAGATTAGGATATGAAGACTGAATTAATAAAAACTACTCCTGAAATCAAAGAAATCACTGTGATTGATGAAAAAGTAGTGCCTTGCAAAGGATTAGAATTGTGTTACCCGGAACCGTATTTTGAAATGATTGAAACCTGTAAACTATGTGGAAAATGTGTCTAGAAAACTATGAAGATTATCTGATTGTCTTTTTGCTGATTTGTGATTTTGTGATGGCTGTTATTTTAGTAAAAGGCTGCATCGAGTTCAGAAAAGCAAATGCCGAATTTGAAGCGATGGTTCGCGAAAAAAGAGAAATGAATAACCAAATAAAAAAATAAGTTATGAAAAGTATTTTGGAATTATTGTATGGGTGTTTTTGGATTGGAATTATTTTTTCCTGTGTCCTGGTGCTGATGATGTTTGTGGTTGGGTTGGCAAAAGCTTTTTGGAAAATCCATTTTGGAAAAAGCAATAGCAATAAAGATTTGTACAAAGGAATTTAAAATAAGCGTGAAAAAAATATACAACGCAATATCTCAGTTTTTGTTTGGTGGAAAATCCTGCATGACTCGTGAGTTTGGAAGTTTTTAAGTAGTAACCAATAATTAAATATAAATGGAAACAAAGTTTAGTGAAGTCGTTGCAAGAACTTCAATTCTTGAAGAAATGGCAGGGAAGTATTTTGCAGAAAGAGTATTAAGAACATGGGATGAAGATTTTGTAGATGAAGATACTGGGAATGTCGTTACGATTCAAAGAAATGAAATATTGTTTAATAGGGGTGTTCTAATCGATAGTAATATTCTTTCTCAAGTAAATTTTTATCTTCAAAGTGGTGACGTAAAGGACGTTTTGGTGAGTAATCAAAAGAGAACTGGAATTTCTGTTAAAAGTGCTGCTTCGGTTTATTGTGTTACGATTTTGAATAGCAGTAAAAAACGAAATTATTATTTATATGCTAATTCTGTTGAAATGGCTATAAAAATATTGAATGATTTTCTTGAACAGAAAGTTGAAGGCGGTTTTTCTTTTATTTCCGCAAAAGAAATTGGTTATAGTAATTTGATTCCATTGGCGGATGATGATGAAGATTCAGCAAAGGATTTTTATAAAGTTGAAGTGGATGTTTCTTATGAAGAAAATGATCCTTTTGAGCAGGTTTATATTCTCCAAGCAAATGATGCAGAAGAAGCGAAAGAAAGTATTATAAGGTTTATTTCATTTAAAATGCAGGAGGAAAATAAAGTTAGACCTTTTGAAACTACAATTTTATCAGCACGTAAAATTCCATGTAACACAATTGTTGATTATGATTTTGTGAAGGAGTATTTCGATAATAATCAAAACTAGTATTATGAAGGCTTTCAATAAAATTTTTGCGACTGTTTTTACAAACGATAATGGCAGTCATAAAGTAATGCTTCCAAGTGGTGAAATTATTCCACATGATGTAAAGTCGGTGACTATTGATCAAGTTAATTATTCTGAAGTGACATTGACTTTTGTGTGTAATATCACGAAAACTAAAGAGGAAGCCTTGGAACAATATAATAAATAAATAAAATGATGACAACCACTTTCGACCTTGAAAAAGCCAAAATAATAGAAGATGCCGTGTGTATGGAGTTTGGTTGCAGTATTTACGAAATAGTATGTTTTAAAAATACATTTTTCAAGAAAGTGGTTGTTTTTCTTTTGTCGAAAGTTCATGGATACAATAGGCGAAATATTGGTCACAAGTACCAAATCACTTATTTATACGTGCCTACAGTTGTAGAGGAATTGGAATGGCAATTCAAGAACGTTGAAGCGTTCCAGGTGTCAATTAATAATGTTTGTAAAAAAATAGGGCATGAGCAGGACTTGGACTTTGGAAGAAGATAGCATTTTGCGTGAAAAATATGCTGATTCATATACTCAGGATTTATTGAAGCTTTTACCAGGAAGAACGATTTCATCAATTACAGGTCATGCTAGTGTTTTAGGGATTAAAAAAAGTGATTTTTTTCATGCATCCGGGATGGGTGGGCGAATATCTAATGTAAATGATATTGGTGTTGCAACTCGGTTTCCAAAAAATATGCCTGGTTGGAATAAAGGTAAAAAGCAAAGTGATTATATGTCGCCTGAAAAAATTGAGAAAACCAAAGCAACTCGGTTTAAAAAAGGTTCGGACCCACATAATACCGTTCCAATAGGTACGGAACGAGTTTCTAAAGATGGTTACATTGAAATAAAAATAAGGCACTTGAAAAACGGTGAAGCCAATAATAAAAATTTTGTGTCAAAACATCGAATGATCTATGAAAAGAATTTTGGTCCAATTCCTGAGAATTGCAATGTAGAATTCATTGATGGGAATAAAAGAAATTTTGAGCCTTCAAATTATATTCTGAGGACAAAAACGGAAAACTTTTTGAAAAACACAATGTCTGATGCTTCAATAGTAAAACGTTTTTTAGGCGTTCGGGAACCGGAATTGGTTCAGAAAATCATAAAGGATATGCCGGAAGTTATTAAACTAAAAAGGAATACGATTAAACTAAACCAAAAAATAAATAAACAGCATGAGTAGTATTAAAGTAAATGAAGCAAAAGCAAATTAATTATCTGATATAGCTGAGAAAATTTACGGGGTAAATCCTAAAAATAAAGCTAGGAGTCGTTTTAATGTTTTTGCACGCTGCGCAATTAGTGTGCAGTTGAGAAAAGAAGGTGAATGTTTTTCTAGTATAGGCCATTTTTTAAATAAAAATCATGCGTCTATCATGCATGGTGTGAGTGGGCATGATGGAAGGATGCAATATGATAAGGAATACAAGCAGTTGTACACTGATTTTCTTAATGAGATTGAAAGTCCAGGAAGTTTAGAAAAAGTGGCAAATAATGATCTTGTTTTAAGAGCTGATTCTATAACTAAAGAATTGATTGCTTCGGGACTGGATGCTATTGAAATTATGAATTTTTGGGAAGACCGTTACGATACTGAAATAAATAAAATAAACCAATAAATATAAATCATGCAAAATAAATTAAATCAATTCATAGGTGAACGATTCATTTTTTCAACGCTGGAATATAAAGTTCTTGAAGTGAAAATTGTTAATCAAAAAGCGGCTATAAAAACGGATCGCAGAACTTTCGTTTTTCTTGAAAGTGAACTAACTGATTTTATGGAATCGATTAAATTCCTGGATGTAGAAAACTTCGATAAAAAGGCAGTAGAGCCAAAAAAGGAGCTTCAGGTGGAAACTATTTGGTCACAAGAACAAAATGTGCCGGAAGTAGCAAAAACATCGGTTTTGCAGGCTGAAATTGTAATGGCTGAGAGTACTGCTCACAAAGTATCCAATAAGCTAATGGAGGTGTTTGAAATGTTGGCTAACAGCCCAACGGAAGAAACTTATAAAAAAGCCGCTGCGATGGTTAACGTGTCGAATTCTATCGTAAACGTGCAAATGGCTCAGATTAAGTTTTTATCGCTTAAAAAGTAAGATTATGTCAAAACTAACCAAACAAGTTGTGCCTTATGGAATGGTTCCAAATTTACTTTTAAATGATAAGATGATATCATTGAAAGCGAAGGGATTGTTTTCTTTTATGCAGTCAAAACCTGATGGTTGGAATTTCTCTGTAGAAAAAATTGCGTTTCAATGTAAGGAATCGAAATCAGCTATTTCTGAAGGTTTGAAGGAGTTAGAGAGTTTTGGTTTTTTAATACGTAAAAAGCAACAAACAGGTAATGGATTTGTAGTTGATTATCATCTTTTTTTTACTCCAAAAAGGAAAAAACCAATAGCCGATTTCCAATCATTGGAAATCCAATCATTGGGAAATCCAACATCGGGAAATCCAATCATTGGAAAATCGGCAAATAATAGTAATAAAGATTTAAGCAATAAAGATATTAGTAATAAAGAAGAGAGAAAGGAAAATTCGCTCGCTTTTTTTGAAATGAATTATCCTTCAAGATTTGAAACCTTGATGATGCAGTATAGAAAACAAATAAATGACTTCGTCAAATTTGAGCAACTTTTTGAAGCTACTGTGATGCAGGAAAAACTAGAATACGATGGCGATGTTCTTGAAGGGCGTTTCAGAAAGTTTGCAATTAACTGGATATCGAATCAAAATAAATTTGAAATTCCGGTGATTGAATTAAATGCAAATCAAAAAAAAGAAAAAATAGGAGGATTTTAATATGAGTGAAAACAGCGTACAATACGGAAAATTATTACCACAAGCGATAAACATGGAAGAAGGTGTTATCGGTGCTATGTTGGTCGATTCTAAAGGCGTGGATGAAGTTTTAGCAGTAATATCTAATCCCGCAATTTTTTACAACGAAAAACATAAAAATGTTTTTATCGCAATTCAAAATTTATACAAAGATGGAAACCCAATTGATTTGTTAACGGTTTCGGCAGAATTAAGAAGATTGGGATTGTTAGAGTTGGCTGGCGGGGATTTCTTTTTGATTGGTTTAACGCAAAAGATTTCGTCGTCGGCACATATTGAGTTTCATTCAAGAATTTTATTGCAAAAGTACATGGCTAGGCAAACGATTATGTTTTCCAATAAGATAATTGCTTTGGCTTATGATGAAACCACGGATATTTTTGAGTTAATGAGTCGCTGGCAAAAGGAATTTGATAATGTGGTTGATTTTAGTTCAACCGGACGCGAAACAATGTCGTTTCCTGCGGCTTTGCAAAACCTAAAAGAAGAAGTGGAATTGTTGACTTCGAACAAAGAAGAAGTAAAACTGGTTGGAGTTCATACAGGCTTCAAAAGGTTGAATAAATACACGGGTGGGTATCGCAATCAAGATTTAGTAATTGTTGCCGCACGTCCTGGAATGGGTAAAACCTCGTATGTTTTGAAGTGTGCGATTGAGAATTGCAAAATGGGTAACGGTGTTGGAATGATTTCGCTTGAAATGAGTATCGAACAATTAACGGCCCGAACGGTGGCGATTGATACTAACTTTCATTTAAAGCAGCTGCTTAAAAATGGATTTGAGCATAAGGAATATTTTGCGACTTATACGCAACACCAGGAGCGAATGAACGAATATCCTTTTTATATCGATGACAGCGGAAAAACAGATATAAACGATGTAGTTATCAAAGCGAAGTTATGGGTCCGTAAATTCGATATTAAGTTGCTAATCATTGATTATATCCAGTTAATGACTGATAGATCAGTAAAAGGAAATCGAGAAGGTGAAATTTCTTCTATCTCAAGAAGATTGAAACGATTGGCTAAAGAGTTGAATATTCCGATTATTGCTTTGTCACAACTATCGAGAGCTGTTGAAACTCGTGGAGCAAGTAAACGTCCGATGTTATCTGATTTGCGTGAGAGTGGAGCAATTGAGCAGGATGCGGATATTGTGCAGTTCTTGTATCGTCCTGAGTATTATAAAATTGATATTGAGATGGATGATTATGATGTGTCACAACATCCATTGATTGATGCAGGAGCAAACAGTGAAGTGATATTCGCAAAGTATCGAGGTGGTTCAACGAATACAACAATGTTGAAGTGGATAGGTGATAAGACGAAATTTATTGATGTTGAAGATCCTTTGGATAAACATCAGGAGTTGGAACAATACGACCAACAACTTCCGAAAGTTAGTCCAGGTGAAGCGTTCGATGTTGAAGATAAAGCGGAAGAAGATAACGGAATAGATTTTTAATTATGGCAAGTAAACCAAACAAAGTACAACGAAGC